GATTTCAATCAAATCCGACAGATACAGGTCTTTTAGTTTTTGCATTTTCCGCTTGATTTGCTCCGCCGTTTTGGGCGGCTTTTTTTCTGCGGTTTTTGATTTGGAGTAATACTTTTTTGCGATCCCCTCAAATTCCCGCAGAAGGTAATCCTCCAGCACATCTTCCCGGATCCTGAGAATGTGCGGACAGTCGGCTGGGTCAAGTGTGTGCGTTCTGCATCGGTAGTACTTGTACACTTGTTTTACAGTCTCCGGCTGCATGTTTCTCCCACACTCCCGGCAGCGGAGAATCCCGGTAAACAAATATATCCGGTCCGCACTGGCGTTCCGCTGGCTTCGCTGTTCCAGGATTCTCCCGGCAAGGTTAAAGGTTTCTTGATCGACAAGCGCTGGCAATACGTTTTCCACACCGAACGCCTCACCTAAGTACAATCGATTCGACAACGCATCCTTGTATTTGTTGTACGAGCGTTTGATCCCCCACTCCGTTGCCATATACCGCCTTAGTGCAAGGATGCTTTGTAGCCGTATAAAGGCAGGGAACATATCTCGCGCCGCATCTGCGGTTTCTTCATCTATGGCGTAGTGCCGGTCTTTCACGCAGATACCGATGGGTGTTCTCCATGTGGTAGGCTGGCCCTTCAATCGCTTGCCTTCGTTAATGGCCTTGATTCGCTCGCTGGTGCGGTCAGCTTCGTCCTGTGCCACCGACAGCATGATATTCACCTTTAGCCGCCCGGATGCCGTGCGAGTTTCGTAATCTTCCCGCGTGGCCTGCCATGTGACGTGGCAGCGGTCTAATTCTTCCTGCACGGCGTAGTATCCGGCTACGCTGCGGAACCAACGGTCCAGCTTGACAAATAAAATCGTGTCGATCTTCCCATCCTTACAATCTGCCAATAAGCGTAGAAGTGCTGGGCGCTGTCGGTATGGCTTTCTCGCGGATATCCCGGCATCCTCGTATACACCGACCACCTCCATACCGTTATCTGTGGCATACGCCAACAAGGATTCCCGCTGATCCCCCAATGACAGGCCGTGCCGTGCCTGTTCTTCCGTAGATACGCGGATATATAGTGCCGCTCTCATCAAATCCTTCTCCAATCAATGTACAAGCACCATGTAGCCAGCAGAACGATAATGACAAACATTATAACAATCACGCTGTTGCGGATACGGACACCGCGTCGCATGATCTCAATCATGTCCGCTTTCGCGTCAACATGGCGTTCCAGCTCATCATTCCGCGCTTGTAAGGTTTCCTCAGTCGGCGTTAAGTGTTCTATGATTTCACACGTCTTATCGATCGAAATGCCAAGAGCTTTACAGATTGCAACAACGGTATAAAAAGATGGAGCTTTCGACAATTTAGAAAAATAGTTCTGGACGGTGGACAGCGGAACGCCAGAAGTATCGGAAATGTCCTGATAGGTTAGTTTCAGCTCTTCTTTACGGATTCTGCACACCTCTTGGATGTTCATTTACATCACCTTAATTTCTTCGGTTTTTGAGCAATAAGTTTGCCAAAAGTGGGTCTGTCGAATGCTGTCATGTTGCAAAGTCTTGGTATTGAAGTAGTAAGGTAAAGCGTGATAAGGTCAAATCAAGCAGCGGCGGCCGCTCCCCGCTGGCTGCAAAAAGGCCCCGCCGTTTGTTGCAGAGGGCGGCGGGGCCTTTAGTTACTTATTGTTTCTCAAGTTTTACGGTCTGCGTAACTCCCATGGCAGACACTTCGTAACTGATTACGCCGTCCTGATAGGTAAACGTCTTGGTGTCATCGCCGCTGGCGAGAATTGCCATATCGGTCTGATCTTTATCATTTTTTGATTCCCAAGTGTACGGTTCATCCGCCGTGGTAGGGGCATCGAAAGAACCGGCCCAATAGAGGGCTTTGGTGTCACCGTTATCAGATACCCAATACACCTCAATGGCATCTCCGGCAATGGTAGCGGCCTGCCATGCGTCATCTGCATTGCTGTTTGTTTGCTTCCACTCTCCAACGAGATCGGGTGGAGTTACCGGCTCGTTTTTGGGGTCGGTCTGATTCGTTCCCCCGCAGGCGGTTAACATGCCGAATGCGAGAACCAAAGACATCGTGATAAGCAAAAACTTTTTCATCTCAACTCTCCATTTTCTTATATTTTCGACTGCACAAAGCGCAATAATCGACATATAGTAAAATAAAAAGTGATCCTGCGGCTGCGCGCCGCTCCACAATCTTTCTTAATTGTTGCACAGCGCCGTGCAGCAAACTCCTGTTGTGGAAATAGGTATGAATACCAAAAAGGAGGCCGAAGCATGGACGCACAGGTGCAAGCGGCGGCGCTTTATCTGCTCCTAACGCTGAAGCAGAAAGGCGAAATGCTCGCGCTGATCGAGCGCATCCTTGCAAAGGAGGAGCAAAAAATAGCCTTAGAGCCAAACGGGGGACACAAAAAGTTGTGTAATGACGTGAAAAGTGACACAATAGAGTATCAAGAACTGCTGGCAGAAGCCATTGACTTAATACAAAAGTTATCTGATGAACAACTGCTGAAAATCATGGAGGCTTTAAAATGAAAATTTGGGCGATCAGCAAAGAAGGCGAATCCGAGCGGGAAATCGGCATCGAATGTGACGCTTCGGAACGCGAAGCTGCAATGGCAGACTTATACAAGATGGCAAAGAACTTGTTTACCGGGGAACTTGAACTATTCTGGAAAGAGGGCGAAAGCGGCAAGGCTACGTTTTAACCATTGGCTTTTCGCTTGCACTCGATTATAGCATCTAACTGCGTCAAAATGGATCTATATTCAGATGAAGTTCTAACAATCATCCGGCTTAGTTTGTCAACCTCTGTCGCCATTTCTCCGGTTGCCTTTGCCCGATAAATGGCAACGGCATTGGTGGCATCCTGAAATCCCTTTGGGGAAGGCCATTTCGCATAAAGGGTAACGGCAGCGGCCATACTGTCAAATTCCGTATCGCAGGCCGTTTCTTTTTCATGCGCCCAAATTGTTTGCAATTTCTTGATTTCGGCCTTTGCCGCTTGCTTTGCGACAATCCATGCGACAAATCCTGAAATTAGAGCGCAACCGATAGAAATAAATGCTTCTTTCATTTTCCTTCCTCAAAAGCAGCGCGTCCCATTTTCACAAAGCGCTCCAGCTTATCCGGCGGCAGCGATAACACAAATTGAATAGCAGCTTGCTGCAATTCTGAATAACCCTCGATCTTCGGATCGGGGGTTTCTTTTGCGCCATTTTCCAGCAGCCCAATTACCCTCTCAATATCCAACGGTTCCGTGAGAATTTCCTCCGGCTCTACGCCGAGCAAAGTACACATCTTCGCAGCTTCTTCTGGGGATGGGAGATTTTTGCCACGCCTTACTTCACTTAACCATCTCTTGTGTTTCCCGATCATTTTCGAAAATGATGCTTCGCTCCAGCTTTTAGCCGAAACTTTTTCTGCTATCGAATCTACGTTTGGTTGGACTGTATCTCTTTTTGGCATATCTACTCCTGAATAAATCGTAATGCAGCAGCGTGTACGTCATGCTCAAATTTTTCGTTTTCAATAGATATCCGTCTATTCCGCTTGCGCTTTTTGTTCTTGATTACGTCAATTTTTTTCTTTATTTTATTGATTCTTTCTGCGAAATACTTGTTGTTTAATCCGCCACGGCGAATCGCCTTTTTTAACCAAAATATGGCGTTGTCAAATTCCCACTCTTGCTCGTATAACTTGGAAAACATATCGCATGTAAACGCAAAGTTTAATGATGCAAATTTGTCTAAAACTGTGAATGGTATCTTCTCTATTGATTCCTCGAAAGCTCCAATCGCCGCAAGTCTAAAATCTGCGCCCTTGTTTGCAAGTGCATAAGCCACCGCAAATTTATCACAAGCAGATTCCGAATTTCTATACTTTGTTACTGCGATTTCAAAAAGGACATATCGTGGTTTGTATGTTATTACATACGCCTCATTTACAAGCCCCAAAGCCTGATATTCCGCAGGGTACTTTGTTTTAACGATAGACAGAACTTCCCTGATGACATCCGCTTCATGTTGCGAAAAACGAGTTAAATCATATTTGTAGTTCGCCGCGATAATGCTTTGTGATGAATCTTGTTTATACTGTTCTGGATAATAGGCATACGGGTTATTCGGCCCTTTAGGCCGCGCAAGAATTAAGTCAATGTCTAAAAGCATATCTATCAAAAAAAGAGATGTATTTTTGTGCAATTCCACAAAACCAACAAAATGGTCGTGTTTGACTTTACAACACACAAAATGTAAGCTATAATAATCTCGTGAGTTATCATTGAGGCAACAAAAAACCAGACCCCCAAAGAAAAAATCCTTTTTGCGGGTTTCATAGACGATATTTTGTTGGCTGACACTTACATGATAGCGGTGGGTGTTTCGTTTGTCAAGTGAAAACTCACATTGACTGCGGCAGAGATAAAAAACGCCCCGAAGTCTCTGCAACAAACTTCGGGGCGGTTGGAAGCGAACTCGTTTGCTAAATGGAATACCCCTCTGCAACAGAGTACGCCATTTGGCGCGTAGTTTAACTCCCATGCTTACCATACCACATATTTCTGCCGCAGTCAATGAATTCTCACATCGAAAGGAGGGCACATGACTTGGCATTGAAGGAACTTCGAGAACGTTCCAGCCTGACCCGTGCACAGGTAGCGAAGAAACTGAATGTGGACTTGTCCTGTGTGACGCATTGGGAACTGGGCGACTGGCGACCGGCACGGAAGTACCACAAGAAGCTGGCAAGGATGTACGGCGTGACGGTGGACGAACTGTTCGAATCCAGCGATGGGGAATAAAAAATGCCCCGCCCGGTGTAGCAGACCGGGCAGGGCGGCGGAACAAATCTTAGGCTCAGATATGTGTCCTGTGGCTATTTTAGCACAGGGGAAAGGAAAAGGCAATGGCGAAGAAACGAAAAATCGAATACCGGGTTGTCTGGGTGTCTCCGCCTGACCCGGTGAAGATCATGACGGAGTTCGGCAAGATCTGGTCGAGGGAGCATGGCCTTGAGTTTGACGGTGTTTACACCAAAGAGGGGGACATCAAGCAATGAGCTGGAATCTGTTTTTTATGGACCTGGGCGTGGCCTATGCAGCTACTTGGGTATTCAAGGTTGTAGATTTAATCGAAGGAGGGAATCCGCATGAGAAAGCGTGATCGGCGCACCAGAGAGCAGC